ATTGCCATTTTGAATCTCCTTATTCAGTCAAGAATTCCTCGGCCATAGAAGCCCAGGGATTATTCGAGGTCTGAACGGGAACCGCTGCGCCGCCACCACCGCGCACGGGAGTGAATGGAGCCGGAGCCGCAGGAGCCGGAGCTGCCTGAGGAACCACCACCATACCCGGCGCAGACTGCGGAGCCGCAAGCCCAAGCGCAGACCTCACCATATTGCCAATTACCTTGACCGCTTCCTCAGCCGGCGCATTCGGGTTCATCTGGCGATACGCCATACCCATTTGCAGAATCGCGTTCTTATACGAGGGATCCTTGAGATCCGGGTTGATCGTCTCGAACATCGATTGCGCGTCTGCCTCGCGGGTGCGACCCTGATTCATGTTGTCCATCCACTGGGGCATAGCGCTCATAACCGACCGCATCACATGCTCAGTCACTTCCATATGAAGTCGAGCAGCAAGTTGGGGCAACACAACTTCAGGTTCGGTGAGCAATTTCGCTGACGTTTCCTCGTCAAACGCATAGTGCTTTTCCAAGCCTTCAATCTGTTTCCCACGCCACTCGGCATACGATGCCTGAGGTTGAGCGGGCGGCTCTTGAGACGGTGGAGGTGTGGTGGGAGGAGTCGGCACCGCAGCTGTTACAGGCTCGACGGGAGGTGTCGAGGGTGCTGGCGCAGCGGGTGCGGCGACGGGAGTCGGTGGTGTGGCGGGCGCGCTTGTAGGCGGTTCGGTGGAATTTTCGGATTCCCCTAATACCTCAGCATCACCCTCAACCACAGCACCGTCATCACCATCAGCTCCATTATCCATCTCAAGAGCCATATCTGACCAATTAACATCAGCAGACGTATCGCCTGCGTCAGCCGGAAGGGACGTATCAGTTGAAGCGACCGGATCACTGTTCCCAGTGACGACGCCGTTTTCATCAGCCATTTTGTTTCCTTTCAATTTCAACTTCCAACTCCGCAATTATCGTTTCAACTGTGTTAGTAATCGACAGTCGCCCTTCTAATTGCCCCTTTTGAAACTCTTTCACAAACACTTCATCTCGACTCGAGAGTGGCCGCAGCAACACCTGCTGCAACTCATCCACCTGTGCTTGCAGAACTTCAACTAGTTTCCCCCATTGGGGGGAATCAAGCAAGGACTGCCACTCCCGTTTCACATCAATTAACGACACCAGATCGGGGTCGCGCGCGTCATCAGTCATCCCGTTGCTCCCATGTTAGGAATTTGTCCTGGCTCCATCGGGTTCCCCCGCATCGGAACCACGTTTCCAGCTTGAGCTTGCGCCGCCAGCATCGCATCCGGGCGAACCTGAACCCGGAACTGGTTCACATTCTTCATCCCGGCGAGTTGCGCCACAAACCCAAACATCTTCGCCACATCATACTGCATCAGCACCTGTGGCATCTTCGACATCGTCTGGAACATCTGGTTCCACAGGTTCGCCTGGGCATATCTATCCACCGGCATAGTTCCATCGACCGGCACGAAGTCAAAGAATCCCTGAATCGCATCCGGCGTCATCTCAACATACGGCTGCCCCCACTGCGCCAGATCCCCAACAATCCGATACTTTCGCGGGGCGTCATACAACTGTTGGCTTGACTGCAGCATCTTCTGCGCAAGCGGCGCGAAGCCAACACTCGAGAACCACTCACATATTGTTTTGAGCCGATTCGCCGAAAAGCTCGTGGAAGTTCGCACCTCAGTAGCGGTGCGTCTTCCACCTGGGTTAATCATCCCCATCACGTTGTCGGAGACGCCACCGATCCGTTGAGCCATGTCACCCATCAAGTTGAGATCATTGATGTTCGAGCGGGTGACGTCCTGCACCGGGAATTGCGCCATCATTGAGCGAACGTCTTGGCCGTAGGCCGCCGGCTTCAATCGGATGAACTTGCCAGGATTCGGATTCTCAACATCCTTCATAACGATGCGCGAGGGATCGCCAAGGAACATATTGTTGAGTGCGGCCCTCACATTATAAAAATGCGAGTTGAGCAGCCACTCCATCGTCTTGTTGACGGGATCGAGGATTTCCAGCATCGACCTCGGATGCACCGCATAGCCTTCAACTTCGTGTGTAAGCACATCGAAGGGATACTTACCATGCAACAGCCCGAGCGGTTGGCACGACAACACAACTTCTTTCCCCGCGATCGTGAACACCCACTTTTCCAGCGACTTCGACGGGCCCAGCCCATAATCGCTCGGCACGATCTCCCAATAAAACTCATGCAAGTCGACATATGCAGGCCGATCTTTCGGATCGCCCAGGGATGACTGCCCAATCTCATCACCCGGCAGCACAATCTCCGTCGAGCCAATCGTGCGGTCAGGATCCGACCGCGCTTGTTTCCCAACAAATTCCAGGTTAGAGTACTTCCCTTCACTCTTCCCTTTGACCAGTTTATTCCATCCCACCCGATCAAACACAATGCAGAACTCTCCTTCTTGGAAGCGATGCACCGGGTAGCGAGGGTCGTTGTAGAAGTCTTGGGGGCGGATATTATAGAGCCGGTTTCCGACGTAACCCGTCCCCTGGGTCGTGATCAGTTGCCGCTTCGTCTTCCCAGGAATCGGAATCCCCATAAAGGTTTCCGCGACCTCTTGATATTGCGAAGTAGTGATGATTTCCTTATCCCAGTATTGCCCGACAACGCCATAACCATACTTTCCCACGTCAAGCAGCCAAATAAACAGCGAAGGCGTCCCGCCCCCGGTAGTCAGCTGATAATCCAACAACGATTCAACGATCGACTCAGCCGTTTGGGATTCCCCATGCCTGCCACTCATCTGCAGTATCGGGTTTCGGGCGAGGAATACACTGGTATAGTATGTATGCGACGTGAGCAGCATGGCATACGAGTACGGGATTGTGATGGTGGTATACTGCGGCAAGCCGCCATTCCTATTCCCCTTCCGAATGGTATCCTCTTCAGTCTCGGGCAAGTAGGCCATAAAGGTATCTTCCGATTCCTTCCAAGCCTTTTCCCGCTTCACCCGCTGAGCGTCCCGGGCAAGATTCAATCGGGACTTGAATTCGGAAATCACCCGCTTATGTAACGGGCTGTTAAATGGTATCTGTCTCACTCCAGCATCACTCATGGCGCCACCCTAAAGTTAAGTTCCGGGTAATCATCGTCGTCCACTTGAAACGATTCCCCTTCAATCCAATCACCGACACTTTGATTCTCACCCCAGGTCACCCCCATCGCTACCGCGTCGAGGACGTCATCGTGCCCACCAAAGGTCGGACTGTATTCTGTAAATTGCTCAACGAACTTGGTATGTTTCGGCCGACACCAAAGTTTTCCATATCCGGACAGTCCTCCAAGGGCCTGCACAATCCTATCAGACTTCCTCCGTTTATCCTGCACTTGATACACGGGCAAGAAAACTTTTTGCTCCCGCATAGCCCGCTCCAGGAACCACGCGAGCACGCGCTGGTAGCCAATCGACTCCACAACCACGCCAAGAGGCCTATATCGCCTAATGAATTCAAAGACGGTCTTGGTGACCATCTCAGGAGTTTGTCCGGTTTCCGCCACATACTCGACAATATAAACATTGTCCTTATGGAAGCCAAGCACTGCAACCACGTTGTCGTCAGCATCCTTGGAGTCGCTCGAGGCCGGATCGATCGAAATAACGTAAACCGCTCGATCGGGAAGCACATCCCAAAAGTTAAGGTTGTCCACGCGAAACGACGCGAGCTCCTCGGCGACAATCTTACATTCCTTCTCCCGCATCCACACCGCCGTTCGCCCAGTACGAATGTAATCCTCCTTGACTTGGCGAAGCTCATCCGTTGGATAGCGCTCGGGCCATCGGGACTCGCCCGCCCCGTCAAAGATGCCAAACTTCAGTCCCGTCCACGCGGGATCACTCACGCAGGACTCGATCAAGTCAAACTTCGACTTCGGCGTGTCCAAGATGATCGCCTTCGCCTCGGGCGTTTCGCTTCGCGGGGACAACGAGTTGATAAGCGCCCCAAAGAACAAGTCATCATACTTCTTCCGCTGCTCCGCCGTCGCCGTCATCTCGTCCGTTGAAGTGTCGTCGCAGATGATTAAGTCCGGGCGATAATCGTCAATGTTAAAGCCCCGCAGTTGGCCTGTGATACCGAGCGCCATGATTGTGATGGGCACCTCCAAGGTATCATTCCAAATCTCAATCACATCGTCAGCCCACTTCGCACCTTTTCGCAGCCTGAAGGTAGAGGCCCACAAGCGATTATGTTCAACTTGCCTTTTGAGCCACCGCAGGGAAAGAATCGAATGCCCTTGACTGGCTGACACATACAAAATAGTTCGGGAGATCCCATACGCAATCCGCTGGCTTGTAAAAGTGCGCAGAAGCGTTGTCTTGGCGCCATCGCGGAAAACTTCAATCGCCACTTGCCTGTTGTCGGGATTGTAAAGGGCACGACCAATCTCCTCATGAAACTTCGGACTCCCCTGACGGAATGTCTTCGGAAAGAACAGCTTTCCATAAAGCGTGAGCGAGGTCGCGCCAAGTTGAACGGCCTCTTTGGTTGAGATGCCTTGGATGTCGGTTGCTTTTTTCAT